CAACCTCCGCAACGGACTGTCCCCCTGATAGCGTTGTTGACGCACCCCCTGACGCCGATCCCTTGACCTCAATTGCAATAATCGTCCACTTCTGCCCAGTTGGGGCTGACATGCCGACCGTTTTCGCTCCAACACCCCCGGCGTCCGCGTAATACGCGATAGCGACTCCGTAGTGGCTATTGTCGCCAACATAACCCGTCAGCCCCGTAGGGCTTCCAGCGCCGCCATTTGAAGTAAAAGCTTGCGTCCCGCTTACTGCATTCCAGTCGGCGACAATAACGATGATCGCGCTATTGGCTTGTGTGGTCGTGATAGCGACTGATGGGCTTCCGCTCGCGCCCGAACTGCTTGCAGACGCTCCAACACCTGACGATCCAGAAAACCGGACGACATTACCACCGAAAAATACGTATGATTTCTCAAATGTTACAGTTAATGATTCGTTGGCAGATGCCGTGTAGGTCCATCCCCTTGTTTCGCAATAATCATTAATATTCAAGCCCTCCGCGACTATCCATGACGATGATCCGTTTTCGGTAATAGCGATAGCTGTACCTCCATGGTTCTCGTGCGCTGCTACCCCAACTAGAACATCTCCGCTGTTGATTGATGACGCTGACATCGCGGTTTTCGGGGATACGGCTGAATTAAAAGATGTTGCGTATTGCGCAACGAAAGTCGGCGCTGTCATCGTTATGCCCGCAGGGTAGGCGATCGCATTGACGCGCGGGCTTGGCTGCGCGGCTGGGAGGGTCTGCGCCAGCGTTGCCCAGTCCGATTCGGGACAAGGGCTGGTCTGTTGCGAGCAATCGAACCCATCTGGAGCAACTGCCCGCACCCGCGCGTCGAGCAGCGTTCCATCAGGGATATCCGTTGGCCAAGGATATGGATGGGCAACGATACCAGTTTGGGCATTGCCATTGACTTGCAGTTCATAAGTGACCCCGTCTGGCTGATTTTCAGGGATATCCCAGTCAAACGTAATCGCCCGCGCCCAGCCGAGCGCGGGGAGGATACTGGCCAGCAGCAGCCAACGCCTCATATCAGTAAATGATAATGGTCGTGGTGGGAGCCGGTTGCGCGCCGGGAGTGATCGCCGGCGTCACGGTATATTGTGTCGTCCACGGGCCCGTCACGGGCGAGCCGGGGACCACGACATTGACGGCCTGATAACGCACCTTGACGGTATCCGTCGCCACCGCCGCGATCGTCGCGGTCACATCCGGGGTGGTTTTCCCGGTGATCTGAATAGGCGCGGCCGAATTGACCTGATATTCCACCGTATAATTGGGTGTATAGGCCGCTCCGGCTGGCGTTGGGTCGGTCCAAGCCACATGCAGAGTAGCCGCACCGGCAAAGATCGGTAGCGCCAATGCCGCTGTCAATGCTATTGATTTTACATGCTTAATCATGCTTGCTGATCCTCATGGGTTGATGTCATCACCTCGAATCGTCCCGCCGCATCCGCGACGGCGAACGCCTGCCCCATCAGCTCCGCGATCGCGGTCGAATCCAGATCGGGATAGAGTTTGAGCAATCCATCGCCAAATTCAGTCAGATCGGCACTGCGTTTCAGTAGGTCCCGCACCGGCTCCAGCATCTGATCGATCAGCGGCGCGGCCTTACGACCCAACCGCTCGACCAGCGGAGCCACCGTTGCCGCCGCCGTATCATTCGGCGCGGCAAAGGCCAGCGGCGCGGGTTCAGCGCCTGACGCAGCCGGCGGGGCGGGCGCGGCGGGCGGCACCGGTTCCCATTCGCCGTCGTACTCGCCTTGGATTTGCGCCAAGGTCGGGCGATAGCCCACCTTAAAAATGCGCTCCTCGATTTCACTGCGCTTGGCCAAGTCAGCGCCGGGCTCGGTGCGTCGCCAGACTTGCGGATAAGCGGCGCCGGGGAAATTCCAGTCGCACAGCCAACGCACCACGGTGGCATTAAACGATTCGCATTCCAGATCGGCGTCGGCCTTGATGAGCCGCTGCCAGGTCGCCGGGTCATCGTTTGAGACGTTCAGCTTGTTGGCGGTCGAATCCGTCGCGGCAAGCTGACTCAAGACCACACGATGAATCGCCTGATCCATGTACCGGCACAATTCGTCGTAATCGCCGCCGGCCGCGCGCTTGGCTTCCAGCAGATCGATGCGGGTGCCATCCGGCGCGATCAACCCGGCGTCGGTGCGGATCTTGCCCAACGTCACCAGCAATTTTTGCTGATCCGCCTCGGTGAGTTCGGGCGGGAAAAACCCCACGGCGGTGGGCGATCCAAACTTTTCAGCCGCGACCAGCCAGAACTTGACGCCCGCGCGCTTGAAGGTCACCGGCCAGTACAGCCAGTGCGCTAAACCGATGCCATAGGGATCGTCGTCGTGATCCGCGCCGGTCTGAAATGCCCAGAACTTACGCTCCGGCAAGAGTTCGCCCGGTTGCGCGTTCGCGGCTGTCAACAGTCGCAAGCGCATCGCGCCGTCGTAACAGAACCGACGGCGATCGCGGACCTTGATCGTATCCGGGATGACCTGCGCGCCATCGGTGGCATACATGCATTCGGCGACGCCCATCCCGTAGTAGATGCCAAAATGCATCTTCGCGCTGACGCGATCCCAGCCGACGTGCTTGAGCGCCTCTTCGATAAAGGCCGCCGCGCTTTTGTCCGCCCGCCGCTTGCCGCCCGGAACCACCTCGGTTTCGGCGGACACCATGGTCAGACGCCGCTGTTGCAGCGTCGAAAACACCGTCCAGTCCGTCAACAGATCCTGAAACAGGTCATAGCCCGCCAGATTGCGATAGGTGGCGGTGTTGAGAATGGTATCCTGCGGCGACATGCGCAGATCGGGCCGGACATAGAAGCGCGTGATGTCGCGGCCATCGGCCGTGCTGGCGATCTCTTGCCGAACTGGGGCGGCGGGCGCGGCGAAATCAGCGGGGTTCGCGCGTGACCTCATGGGCCGCAAGGGGGGGTGGCGTTGGCGTTTACCCATGAGTACCTCAAAAATTGGACCAGATCGAACCATCGCCCGGGACCGTCCCCCAACCGACCGTTGCGCCTTGCAACTGGCTGGTGGCCTGAATCGCGCCCAACCACGCCACCGATCCGGTGGCCAGCGTCCAGAGCATGTGCAGCGTGTCCGGTCCGTCATCATGATCTGCGAAGGGGAAATGCCGCAGTTGTTCCAGCAGGGTGGTCTGGCTGGGATGCGGCCGGATCAAGCCGTTGGCGACATGCGGCTGTAGGCTCTCGATCCGCAGCAGCTTGTCGGCGTGCGGCACGATGGGACGGGCGGGCACGGGCAGGCCGCGCGCGGCGCTGCGCTTGACCAGCTCGGTACGTAGAAACTCTTGGAACTGCACCGCCTCGATGCCCCACAACAGGCAGTGATAACGAGCGTGCATGGCAATGATGTCCTCGATGATCTTGTCGGGCAGCCGGCGGGCGATGCGCGCCTCGACGACATCGAGGACACCCGTCGCACGATTAAAACTGCCTACCAGGATAGCGCTGGGATCGCGACTGGCGCCGGATTTGCCCAAACTGGGGTCGCAAGCGCCGAAATAGACGCCGCCGCGCGGCTCCTCGACCCAGAATTCAATCTTGCGGAACAGCGCGTCTTCGCTGTTGAGCGGGTCGTTTTGCAGTTCGGAATCGAACGCCGCGTGGCCATCGCGAGCCCGCACTTTCATCAGCACCAGCAACGGCCGTTCCGCGGGCCAACTGACCCGCGCGCCCGCGTCCAGGTCGGCGCGGCGTTCGGCATAAAAGGCGTCGGCGGCCTCTTCGCTCTCGTTCAGCAGCTTTTCTTCCCACTGTTCCCAGAGATCCATGCGGTGCGGCCAGTCCAGCACCGCGCGGAAGACGTGGCTTTCCCACAGCGGGCGTTTGAGGGTGCGGGCGAGTACGGAATCGTAGTGCAGCAAGGTGCCGATGTAGACCACGTCGAGGCTATCATTCGCCGCGCCCAGCTTGAGCACGGCCTTTTTCAGCCAGTTTTCCAGCTTGTCGCGCTGCTGCGGGCTGCGGACGTTTTCGTCGTTTTCAAGATCGTCGAGCAGCACCAAGCCGGGCCGGTGCGGGCCATGCCGCAAGCCGCGCATCCGCTTGCCGCTGCCAAACACCTCGATTTTGATGTTGTTGGTGGTGAGGATGACGCGCTGTTGCCAGACCCGGCCTTGGCCGCAGGCTTCGGGGAAATCCTGTTGCAGTCGGGGGTTGCTGTCCAGTTCCGCCTTGATCGCCTCCAGCATCGGCAGCGCCTGGTCCAGCGCGTCCATGACGATAACGATGTAGTGTTTACAGGCCCTGACCACGCACCAAAGCGTAAACAACTGGGTGGCGATGGTGCTCTTGGCTTCGCTGCGCGGAGCGGCCAGGGCCAGCTTGCGCCCGCGCGGATCGTCCACCAGGGCCGGCAACGCCACGAACAGAAAATCGTGCAGGATGCCCGGCTGGGCGGTGCAGTAGTGCGGGAAGTAGGTCTGGCAGAAGAACTTGAAGCCGTCCGCCCCGGCAATGACCCGCGCGCGCCGCGTCGAGGTGGCCGCCGCGTCCAGCGGGAACGCCTGACAATCGGTTTCGATATGCCGACGCAGATCGTCGGCCAGGGCGTCCAGTTGCGCCTGGAATTCCAGGGCGGCGGTCGAGAGCCTAGGCATAGCGCCGCCGTAGTTCCGTGCCGAACGGTTGCAGGATATCGAGGAAGGCGGCGGCGTGCTCGGGATGCTCGTCGCGAATGTAGCGCGTCAGCAGGTTCAGCACCTCCAGCGCCACCGTCAGCTTGCTGATCTTTGGGTTCAGCCCCTCGGCGGCTTTACGCGCCATGTTCATGCTGTACGCCAGTTGCGCCAGCATCGACATTTTCTTTTCTGGGTCGAGGGTTTCGTCTTCGTTGATCGCCTGCATGACGCATTGCGACTGTTTCAGCAGCCCCTCCAGGACTTGCGAGACAGCGGCTTGATAGCCTTGCCCGGCAACCAGCGCCGATAGCCGCGCGTCCTCCCAATCGTCGCCGTCCTTGCGGGCATTGGCGCGGTAGCGGTGGATCGTACGGGTTGGCAGGTTCAGCCGGTCGCTGATTTGCGGAATATTGAGATGGCTATGCACGTACAGCGCCCGCACCTCGTCGCGGATATTTTTTTGATAGCCGTGGTTGCCGTCCAAGGCGTCGGGGTGGCGGGCGCGGGGCATGTTATTTCGTGAGCAGATGGTTGATCAGCGCCACCGCGCCGAAGCCCAGCACCGAGAGCAGCGTGGTGATAATCCACATCAACAGTTGATTTTTCTGCTTTTCCTCAGTTTGGATATGGGTCTGGAGGCAGCCCAGCACATTGCTGACCTCGGTTCTTGTATCCCGGATTTCTTCCTCGATCGAGGATAACCGGCCGTCAGAAACACCCATCTTAGTCTCCAGGATCAGCACCCGATCACTCAGACGATGGACTAAACAGAGCAGGCCATGGATGTCCTGATCGAGGCTCCGAAAGCCCAATGGCCCCGGTGATTCGGGGCTATCGATGTCAGCGACTTCGCTCATTTGGAGCCCCGTAGTTGGCTGAGCAGCAGCTCGATCAAGGCGCGGGCGATATACAGGCCACCCTGATTGAGGTCGATTTTCAGATCGGCCTTTATCGCATCAATCACCTGATCCCGCTTGGTCGACCCATCGGCATCGGTCGCCTCCAGGCGAGCCACCATGGCCTTGGCTTTCTCGATGGCCCCGCTGTTGATGAAGAGGCGGAAGGCGAACAGCATCCAGTCGTATCGATTCATGGAAGTGGCGTCTCGCAGCGCAGTCCCAGGTCGTTAACCGTTCCAACCAGCGTCGGGATGGTCGTTGGCCATGGGCGGGTTGGCTTCAGATGGTAGGTCGGCCGGCAGGTTGTGGGGGTCGAGCAGCTCGCCATGCCCAACAGGATCAGGACGAGCGCCGCCTTCCGAACGGCCCACCCGCTCGATGGGCGGCAAACGATCACGGTTCAGGTCCTCGCGACCCCGATCCAGGGGGATGGCGCCCAGCGCGCCGGCGATGATCATCGCCGCCGACGCCAGTACATTGGTGTCCGAATCGGACAGCGTCATGCCCAGCGCCCCGGCGACGATCCACACCAAGCCGCGCCAGGTACTGGGCTGACGGAGGGCGGCACGCAGAAAGATATTCATGTCATGGCCATTGATAGGTATTGCAAAAATCCGGGCGGGCGTCATTCCAACCCAGACACGCCGGGCCGGAGTAGCTATAGGGGGCTGGGTCAATGACAGGCAATTGAGAACACGTTTCCAGCGCCGATCGTTGCGACCCATCCCACGCCAGCAGTCCGGCGGCCAGCCCGCCGACGGCCAACCCGATCGGACCGCCCGCCAGCCCGCCCAGCGTCGCGCCGGTACCGATCCAGCCGCCCCAGCGCGCGCCGCCGGCCAGCGCCTGGCAGGTTTCGATATCCCCGGCGTCCCGATAGCCCAGGGCCACGCCCTCCAGCGCCAGCTTGGCGATCACCACGCCCGGAAATCCGAAAGGGCTCAGCTCCTCCGTCCCTTTGACGGTCCGTAGCACGGCCCACGACACGCTGGTATCCGCGACATGGGGCGCGAACCAGACCGGATCGGCCTTTGCGACGGCGGGCGCGGCCATGCAGCCGGACAGTAGCAGGGCGGATAGCAGCGCGCGGCTCATGGATGGATGCCATCCCGCTCGAACAGCGCGCGTTCTGCGGCGCGGCGGCGAATCAAGCCGGGCGGAATGAATTTCTGCCCAGTTTTTGGGTCCGTGGCTTTGTTCCAGCGCGGAAATTGCCCGGCGGCAGCGATGTAAAGTCGCTGATTCAGCATGCGTAGCAGCGTCGATCCGACGAAGGCGCCCAGCCCGACGTTGAAGGCAAAGCAGACCAGGGCGTCGAACATCGATTGCGTGAGTGGCGCCGTGACGCGCTCGTTGACGCCGGCCGCGAATTGGGCCAAGTCTTGTTGGAGCAGCGCGTCCGCTTGCGCGGCGGTCAATGGCATGGCGAACCGCTCGGAATCGCGGATCACATGCCCCCAGCCGATGGTTAATTTCCCCGCCGAGCAGCGGTACGGCACGGACGCCATGCCGCCTTGCGGGCCTTGCTCGAATTCGTGGATCAGGTCCAGCGCGGCGGCGGATGGGGATAGCGTGTTTGGCATGGCATGGCGCTCAAGTGTCATTGAGCGCCATGATGGCGGGGACCGGCGGGGCTTTTAGCTCCGTTGCCCGATAGGGGGGTTTCGGTCGCTGGGCGCGGCGGCGACGGTTTGCACGGCGCGCTCCAGGGTGGTGAGGACGGTCAGCAAGGTATACCCGGCATCCGGAAAAATCAACGCATCACCTCCAGCTCGGGCCGACTCTTGGGGCCGCGCAGTGTGGCCCGCAGCGCCCGCTTGCAGTGCGAGCAGGCGATCTTGACGGTCATCGGGGTCGGCTTGATCGGCAACAACAACTTGCCGGCACAGGCCGGACAATGCGCGGCGTTGATCGGATCAGCCATGGCTGGGCGCGTCGTCGGCGATTTCCGCCAGCAGGATGGCTCGCTCGACTTCATCGACGGCTTCGTCCAAAGCCTCTACCAAGTCATCGCATTCATCGCAGAAGATTTCTGATTGCACGGAAATCTCCTCAAGTGCGGCGGCGCATTCTTCCGCCAAGCCACCCAGCCGCCGAACCGCCTCGATCAACGCTTTCTTCACGTCGGGTTTCATGGGGCATCCTCCAATCAGGTCAACGATCTTCTTGCGCCAGCACCGCGCAAATCCGGCATTCCGACAACTTGAACCGCCGCACCAACGCCCGCAGCGACAACCCCGCCGCGCGCTGGGCGCGAATCTCCCGGTCGCGTAGCTTGCGGCGCAAGTCATGGCCGGTCGGCACCCGGAACCCGCCGCTGCAACCCACGGTCCGACACAACGCCTGAGCGGTTTCCAGCCCCAGCGCCTGGGCCAGCGCATGATCCGCCGTCACCTCGCGCGGCACGTAGATCAGTTCGCCGGCATAGGCATCGAGCAACCGCATCAGGCCGTCATAACCCAGCCCCTCCAGCAGCTCCCGAACGCCCGCGCTCAAGCCCGTTAACTCACCGTTAACGGGCGAGGTTCCCGCATCCTCGAGGCGGACGAACAAGGGGTCGCCGGCGAATTCGAGCTGTCGGACGGCTTGTCTATTAGGATTTGCTAATATGCTGCTCATCTAGTGCTCCCACCCGGCCGGCCCACTGTTGCAGGCTACCGATGACTCGATGGGCTTGCGCGGCCGTCAGCCATTCCAGCCGATCCACGCCGGTCAGGCGCTTGACGTAACTCGCCAGCGCGGACAGTTCGACACTTCGCACCTCGCCCACCTCGATCAGCCGCAGCCACAACCAACGAATGCGCCACGTCTGCGGGTCCTTGATGCTGGGCGCCTGGGCGGTTTTCGCCGGCTTGGGTTTCCAGCCCAACCGCCTAAATTCCTTGAGGAGTTGCAAATGGCCGGCAAAATCCGCGTCGGCGGCGCTCTCGACCCCGCAGACGCGCTTGACGATCAGGCGGTAATCCTCGTCGTCCAGGCACAACTGCTGCTTGGCAATATGGATTTTCGCTAGGTTGTTGCGGCGCGCGGCCGTGAGCTTTGGGTTAGCCATGGACTCAGTACCGGTTGACCACCGCGCTGAGGATGGCCATCGTGTCTCCGCAATGCCGGCAGTGGAAGGTGCCAACCGGATGCCCGTCGCAGGCAAAGCGATAGGCCGTCACGGGCCGTTTGCAGTGACAACATACATACACCGGCTCGGGAGGAGCCGGCGGGCAAACCAACGCCGGCGGCGGTGGAGCGGGCGAGGTGACCAACGAAAGTCGAGCCGTCATGACACATCCTCCTCGGAGGTTGGCGAGGCGCGATGCGCCCCGCCGTGGTGGGTTAAGCGGCCTTGGCGGCGGGTCGGAAGGCCACGCTGGTGCTGTATTTCACCGCCACGCAGCCGCGCAACGGCTCAGACAAAGGCTCATCGGGGTCGTTGACCAGCGCCTTGAGCTTGTCGGTCAGCGTGTAGCTGACGGTACTATCCACCAGGTCATCGAAGCGACCTCCCAGAAAGGCACGGGCGCGATCGGGATCGATCAGCACAAAGCTCTCGCGGCCGGAAATCGTGGCCTTACAGAGCCCGTCCACCGTCAGCGTCGATCCAGCGCCCAGGGTGTTTACCAGCTTGTCGGTGATGACCTTCAGCTCTTTTTGCAGGGCATCGATTTTCTGTTTGATGGCCCAGCCATCGGAGGCTAGCGCCACCAGGCCGGGATCGGCGCTGACGACTTGGCCCCCGTTTTCGATTTGACCGCTGGGTAGTTTGGCGAAAGGCATTTCGGCCGCACTGTCGGAAAGCCCACTGAAAATATTGAACATGCGAATTACTCCTGTTGAAGCAGATGGGGTTTGAGGGTCTTGAGCAGATCCCGTGCGGCTTGCGCGTTGCGGGCGCGGCGCTCGGGGGCGGGGGAAGAAAAAGCCGTCTCGGCCGAACAAGGAGAAGCAGGAATCTCGGCGGGGACGGAAGCCGCGTCGGCGGGCAGTGGTGACGCCGATACGGGTGTGGTGAAGGGTGCGCCGTGCCGCAACTGGGCTTCCCGCCGCTGCTCCTGACGAGCGGCGGCTTTTTCGGCCAAGTTCCAGACGGATTGAAAGAGATACTGGTGATCGGTGAGCGGCAGGAGGGCCGGCGGGCTGGCCAATATCGCGTCCAGCGCCAATTCCCACAGCGCCAGCGGCGCGGCGCGATCGACGCCATGCCGCCGCACTTGCGCCGATTTCACCGCCTCGGCCAATTCGGTCAGCAACCGCATGGCCTTGCCCAGCGCCAGCGTCTTGCTGGGCGGCGAAAACAAGCGCAGATACCGCAAGACGCGCCCGCCCAAGGCCGCCGGCACATCCAGCGCGGCGGCCAGGGCTTTGTTGGCGTCGGCCTGGACGCAAAACACATCCAGGTCGGCGCGCAGACCACAACCGGGGCAGACGCCGGAGAGCATCAGGCAGCCTCCTCCAGCGGCAGTTTCCCCAGTCGCGCCAGTCGCGCCCAGATCCGGTCGATCACCGCCGCCTTGTCGATCCGATCCCAATGGACCCGTCGCTGAAGTCCCGCCAAGGCGTTGATCAATAGTTGCCGGGTAGACAAGGGGTCCTGAGTGACCGAGAACTCGCCAATCCGGTCGATCCAGACCAACTCATCCTTGGTGGACCAGGCTTTGTCGCCATGGACAGCGGGCCGGGCGGTCATAAGAACCCCCCTTCGTTCTTCTCAAACAACCTATCAAGCACATGGCGAATGCCCCGCGCGGAATCGACGCTATAGTGGCCCATGCATGATCCATCGATAAAAAAGCAGGTCCCGCCAATCTTGCGAAACGGAAGGCAGTTTTCGCCGTACCGCCACGCTAATTCCGCCAGGGATTCGGTGAAGCTGCTGGAGACAAATTTCACAGGATGCATCACGCGTCCCTCCGTAGCGCGCGGACCAGGAAGTTGCACAGCCGCAGCGCTTCGATGCGGCTGAATCGCGCCACCCCGATCCAAACCCGGTCGTCATCGACCCGCGCGCCACGCGGCTCCACGGTCACGTCCATGTCGAGCGGACCGGTCGGGCCGTGCCGTTCGGCCTGAACGGTGCCGATGTAGAGCTGATGGGGCAGCCCGTCGGCGCGGGGCGGTGGGGCCACGTCGGGCAGGTCGATTTCATCCTCGTTCAGCGGCCAGGGTCGGCCGTGCCATTCCGGGCTCAAGGGCTGTTCGTCGAGGATCGAGGGAATGGCCGTCCTCACGGGCGGCGTCAGGTTAAGGGGCTCAGGTCGCCAGACGCTGGCGGCCAGGGCGCGCGCGGTGTCGAGTTTGCGATGATGTCGAGCCATGTCAGCGCACCTCGATCCGTTGCCCGT